AGAAAAGATTTAAGTACCTTAGAATGGATGATTCACTTCCGAGAGGAGCTGATGGATGGATTATTATATTTAGAACGTGTAATAAAAGATACACAAAAGGAAAATATAATTGATATAATGAAATCTGATGAAGAATTAGGATTGTATGCAAATACCTTTAGTGGAACAACATCATCAACTACAAATAATTCATATAATGTGGTTGAATGTCAATGTAAGTAATTCCTTTTATTCGGTGGGTTGCTTCGGTGGGTTTAATAGTTGGGTTGCTTCGGTGGGTATAAAGTAAAAGTGTCCACATCGTTTTGATGCAGACACTTTATTCGTCTTTCCGAACTGTCATCACTTCAAATCTGAACTCTCCCAGTAGTCAAGAATATGTATATTTGTTAGGCTTATGAATATTTACCCCATTGATTAACACCTAACTTTGACTCACGCATATACACCGCCATCGATATATCTTTTATATAGATTCCTTTTTGTTAATCGGGGTTTATGAATTTCAATAACTTAATGTCCACTTCTGACTTCAAGTCGTATCTTAATTGAACCAAACTTCTTTCTACTATTTGCATAATATGTTCGCTTGATGCGTTCTTCCAAGATAATCTCTTTATCAATACCGTTTTATTTTTTAGCATTAAATATGCTAAAGCAGTATCGTACATATATTTTCTTACATTATTTACAAAATCATAATCAATAGTGTCCATATTTAAAATGGCTTGATTGTCTTTTGCTATTTGTTCTAATTGTATTTTTAATGCTTCCATTTATTCGTTGGGTTTAATAATTCTCCAAGTGTCCACTCTTGTGAAGTGTCCAAGTGATTTATAATCCAGTTTCTTGCATCTGATATATTTAATGCTTTAAACTGATGTTTTTCTTTCTTTGAATATGCAAAATATGTTTTCATAATTTTATTTCTTTGCCATTCAATTCATAAACTTTGTAACCTAAATATAGATATTTTTCAATCTTCTTAATTCTGTCAAATGTAATATTATTATTCGACATTATTTTAACTTTTTCTCCATTTGTTACATTCTCCTTGTATATTAAAAACTCTGCTTTCCAATCATTTTCGAAATCAAACCTTTTATAGATAAATTTTGTACCTGTTTTCTTTCTGTAACTATTTAATTCTTGATTGTCTAAAGTCCATCCTAAAAACTCTGCGATTAATTTGTTGTTTTCTGTATTCATCTTTATAAGTTTTAAAGTTTGCCGTGCAAATCACTTCCTTAACTCTGATGCAAATATATGGCGACAATTCGGATTACAAAATACATTAACAAAAGTTTAACTAGGTTTAATAGTTGGGTTGCCTCGTTGGGTTTAATAGGTGGGTTTGATTAGGTTTAATAGTTGGGTTGCCTCGGTAGGTTTAATAGTTGGGTTGCCTCGTTGGGTTGCCTCGTTGGGTTGCCTCGTTGGGTTGCCTCGTTGGGTTGCCTCGTTGGGTTGCCTCGTTGGGTTGCCTCGGTAGGTTTAATAGTTGGGTTGGGGCAGAGTCAAATCTGGATTTTTGTAACAAAATGTTGCAAATTTAACAAAATGTTACAAATATAACAATGTTACAAATATAACAAAATACTGGCAAAATGTTACAAATATAACAATGTTACAAATATAACAAAATACTGGCAAAATGTTACAAATATAACAATGTTACAAATATAACAAAATGTTACAAAAGCTGGCAATTTGAAATTTGAATACCCTACTAAATTAATAGGATAAATCGGTTAATTTTGTAGGAAAAATGTAGAAAAACGATTTTAAGGTATGTTTAAGGCATTGTTTTTATCAAAATATACCCTACTATTAAAAGTTAAAGATATTGCCTTAATCGAAAAACCCCAATAAAATCAAGGCTTCGCAGAGGTACGATTTTCCTACAAATTGCATAACTCCAGTATTTTAACAAATTTATTAATAATTTATAGGCAAAAGCCCAGTTTTATTGAATTATTATATATTTTTATCTTAATTTATTAATAATATCATAAATCTTATAAATAGATTGAAAATAATTGAAAAAAGTAGTTTTTTATTCAAATGTTTGATTTATATTTGTACTCAGAAAGGAAGCAATGACGCAACCTATTAAAACCCTTACATTATGAAAAATCAAAATTTTAAAACTGCATTATTTTTTACCATTCTATTGACTGCAATAGTAACAATTCATTTATTAACACCGACACAATACAGATAAAATGAGAGACTTTTTAAAATACCAAAACAAACAAATTATTTTCGGTCAATTTATAGCTACTTACATTTTAATCAATTTTTTAATCAATTTAATAAACTAAATTATGGAAATTCAAATCTTAAGAAACGCAGTAAAATCTATAAACGAAGATTTTTGTACAAAAGACGAGTTAAGGAACGAAGATGTTTTCGAGCATAACGGACTATATTATAGTATAGATAATTACGTTATTTTGCATAACGGAGAAGTTATCGAAACAGAAGAAGCGATGTTTTGCGAATATCACGAAGAATATTTTTATTGCGACGATGTTAGAGAAGTGGAAATTTATAAAAATACTCAATATTACTCCCAACTTGCAATTGATAGACTAAATTTAGTTTATTTTGAAGGCAAATTTTACGATGACGATGCCCTTGATTATAACCAAATTTATTATCTTGAGGACTTGGGAGAATACAGCGACCAAGACGCATTTTGGCACGAAAACGAAAACGCCTATTTTAGTTACCCGCCTTGCGAGGATTTTACACGAGGATACCACAACGGAAATTATAAAGAAAAAAATTTCGATAACGTTTCACTTTACAAAATCGGATACGAAATTGAGAAAGAAGATAGAGACGTTTTAGAGAGTATTAATATAGACGATTTTGAATGTGAAACGGATTATATTTGGAGAAAAGAGGAAGATAGCAGTTTAAACAGTGGTTCAGGCTTCGAGCTAATAAGTCCGACTTTCGAACTTGACACAGAAAAAATTTTCGAACTAATAAATAATAACGAAACTTTGAAAGACCACATAAACGCCAATTTTTCAACATCTTGTGGAGGGCATATAAATTTATCAAAACAACACCATAGCGGAAACGATATCTTCAACATGGTATGCGGTTACACGCCGTTGTTGTATTCTTTATACTATGGGCGCGTAGATAAAAATTATACAAAGGGCAAAAGTAACAAGGACTTAAAAGACACCAACGAAAAATACCAAGCTATTCGCATACACGACAACAGGATAGAATTTCGTATTATTTCAGCCGTTCCAAATGTATCTACTTTATTATGGCGCACCCGCTTAATTGAAAAAATGCTAGAACACCCAACGAACGACGTTCGTACCGCCTATTGGCATATAAAAACAAAGTTTAAAGCTATTTTAAGCGAAGTTTACAACACCGATAAAATTCAAATTTTAAACGATAGAATCGTAAAAAATACCCTCAAATTTGAGGGGGTTGATTTGACAAAAACAAGAAAAAACGACAATAATAACAACGATAAAAACTAGAAATTATGTGCATAGCAATATTAAATACAAAAGGAAAATTAAGTAAAGAAACTATTAAAAACAGTTTTGACAATAACGAAATGGGCGCAGGGCTTTTGTGGAACGCAAACGGTAAATTAAACACCTTCAAAACCTACAAATTTAACGCATTACTTCAGAAGTACAATGAATTGAGGAATAACACCAATACGGGCAAAATAGTACTACATTTCAGAATAGCAACGAGCGGAATAAATGGTAAAGAAAATTTGCACCCCTTCAACGTGAACGATAATTTAGGTTTTGTTCATAACGGCGTTATATCGGGATTAGGAAACGTAAAGCACTCCGATACATACCAATTCAACGAGATACTTAAAGGCTTCAAACACGACTTTATTAACTGTAAAACCTCAAATTTGCTTATTGCCAACTATATTGGTTCAGGTTCAAAATTAGTATTTTTAGACAATAACGGAAACCATACATTAATAAACGAGTCAAAAGGGCATTGGGATAAAGCCAAATTAAATTGGTTTTCAAACGATAGTTACAAAGAAGTAAATGATTATAAATGGTATGGAAGTACGAAGATATACAACACCGTTAAAAAGTATAATTATAAAATCGACACCTTCGCAGAAGAACAAAGCTATTGGGATACCTTCGCAGAATGTTGCAGTTATTACAACATCGACGAAATGAACATTAATAGTGATATGGAAATAGAATACTACTGCGAACTGAATAATTGTGCCGATGTTTACGAACTATTGCAACATTTGAAAAGCAACAAAACCCTATATGATTATGCAAAATAACGAAAGCCAGTTTTTAGGTTTATGTTTAGCTTTTGTTGTTATTGGTGCAATGTACGGAATCATTACCTTAATCGGTATGCTGATAGAAATGTAAAACCGAATTAGACAAAAAAACAAACGCACAACTTCAACAATTTACGCACAACGTAAAGAAAAAAACCTTTGTAAATGTAACAATTTGCAAGGGTTTTTTTATGCGTTATTATTTCGGGTGCTTCATGTTGTCGGGTGCTTCATGTTGTCGGGTGCTTCATGTTGTCGGGTGCTTCATGTTGTCGGGTGCACCCCCCGAAAGCCAAAACAAGGCAATAAATACACCCCCACCCCCCCTTTTTTGCGACCCGTATACTATATTTGACCCCCTCCACAAATTTTTTCCACACAATATAACTTTTCATTTGCAGTATTTTCTTACATATATTTATTCAAAGACCCTACAAAAATTTTTTTCTTATTCTATATACTTTTTGAAATAAAGAAAAGTCTTACAAGTTGTAAAAATAAAATAAAAGCCGTTTGTTGTCGTTTAATCCACTTTTTAGTAGAATATTCAGTTTTTAGATTCCAACAGTAAAATAGAAATATCTGTTTTTCGCTTCGCAAATAACATTTTGTAGGAAAAAAGTATGAAAAATGGCACTTTTTGAAAAAACGTAAAAAAAAAACGCACTTTTATACCCCCCCCCCTAAAAAGTGTATCAAGAAATAGGGGGGGGGTGTATTTCCTTTATTTTATAAAATATTATTATTATTAAAAAAAATATATATAATATATAATAGTATTAATTAATTTTGTAACTTTGTAGCAATTATTATTAAATATAATTATGGAAAGAGATAAAGTATTTTTGGATATTATTCAACAGATAGAGTTGGGTCGTTCAATAAAGAATATATTAGATGGTGATGATTACCCAATCACACGAAGTACTTTCTACAACTGGTTAAATGAAAATCCCGATAGAATAGAATTATATAAGAAAGCTACTGAAATACGAGCTGATGGTATCTTTGACGATATGTTAGAGATTTCTGATGATGGTACTAAGGATTACTACTATGATGTTAATGGGAACAGACAACAGAGTATGGTAGCTGTAAACAGGTCAAGGTTGCAACTTGATACTCGTAAATGGGTATTGGGAAGGATGAACCCTAAAAAGTACAGCGAGAAGCTCGATATTACTTCAGGAGGTGATAAATTGAAAGTAGTTCCAATTATAGGGATGCAGATTATTAACCAAGAGGAAGAGATTTCTGAATAAATTTTGCTATCTTTACACTATGATAGGAATTTATAAGATAACAAATCCAAATGGAAAGATTTATATAGGTCAGTCTATTGATATTAAAAATAGATTTATAAAATATAAATGTTTAGACTGTAAAAAGCAAGTAAGATTATACCGTTCGTTTAATAAATACGGAATAGATAATCATAAATTTGACATTCTTTTAGAATGCAATACAAGTGAATTAAACGATAAAGAAAGATATTATCAAGACTTGTATCAATGCGTAGGTAAAAACGGTTTAAATTGCGTTCTAACATCTTCTTCAGATAAAAGTGGAGCAAGGAGTGAAGAAACAAAATTAAAAATATCTAATACTTTAAAAGGGCATAAAGTTAGTGAGGAAACAAAAATGAAATTATCAATGGCTAATATTGGTAAAAAACATACTGAAGAATCAAAATTAAAAATGTCTAAAGTACAAAAAGGAAGTAAGCATTCAGAAGAAGCTAAATTAAAAATAAGTCTTTGGCATAAAGGTAAAATACAATCTGAAGAAGCAAGATTAAAAATGTCTTTATCTCGTAAAGGAGTTAAGTGGTCTGATGAAGCAAGAGCGAAAAGAGCTGAGAATAGATTAAAAAGACTAAATTCAAATGAGTAAAAGTCTTACCATAAATGTAAAAGGTAATCTTAAACAGTTAGAAGCTATAAAGGCTTGGACTGATAAAGATACGATAGATATAGTTTTTGGCGGCTCAAAAGGTTCAGGGAAGAGTTTTATAGGTTGTTCTTTGATATGTGCGGATGCACTAATGTACCCAAAAACGCATTATTTTATAGCGAGAAAAACGTTATCTGATTTGCGTAAATTTACAACACCATCTATTCAAGAAGTTATGAATATTTGGGGTATTGGAGAAGAATACTTTAGTTTTAACGGTCAAGATAATTATTTCAAATTTTATAATGGTTCTAAAATATTTTTAATTGACGCAAAGTATTTACCAAGCGACCCGAACTATATGAGATTTGGTTCAATGCAGATGACTCGTGGTTTTATCGAAGAAGCAGGGGAGTTTGATATAGAATGTAAAAACAATTTACAAGCATCTATTGGCAGATGGATGAACAAAGAATACAATTTAGCTCCTAAGTTATTGCAAACTTGTAATCCTAGTAAAAATTATTTATATAAAGACTATTACAAACCTAATACCGAAGGTAACCTGCCAAATCACATGAAGTTCATTCAGGCGTTGCCAACAGATAATAAGACATTGCCAGTTGATTACGTTCCTAACTTGATGAAAATATTAAGCCATAACGAAGTTCAAAGGCTTGTGTATGGAAATTGGGAGTTTGATGATAATCCTTATGCGATGTTTGAGTATTCAGATATTCTTGGATTGTACACCAATGAGTTTATAAAGCCTACTCAAGATAGGTATATGACTTGTGATATTGCTTACACAGGTTCGGATAAGTTTGTTATTGTGATATGGGCAGGATTTGTAGCATTGAAGATAATTGCCATTGATAAGATTGACGATACGATGGTAAGCAAGAAAATAAATGAGTTACGCATAGAGAATAGAGTGCCTTTGAAAAATGTGATATATGATGCTGATGGATTGCAGACATTTACAAGGGCATCAACAAAGTTAGGAAATTTAGTAGGAGCAACTCCATTTAACAATAATGGTAAGCCAATAAAAATGCACGGTAAAACGGAGAACTTTAAGAATTTAAAGGCACAATGTTACTGGTACTTTGCAGAAGCGGTTAAGGATTCTAAGATGTTTATTCAAGAGGATAAATACAGGAAGCAAGTGATTGAAGAGTTAGAGCAGATAAATAGACAGCCATTACAGGATGATGGTAAAATAGCGTTAGAGAAAAAAGAGGAGATAAAAAAGAGGATAGGTCGTTCTCCCGATTTTGCTGATGCACTTATGATGAGATTTTTCTTTGAATTGAAAGGTAAGCCGAGATTACGAATAATTTGGTAAATAAATAAAAATATGATATTCAAAAGCAACGAAGAAGCCATATCGGCTATTAAGAGTAATCTTAAAATCAATGAAGAATTTGTCGAAATGCGTGAATGTTCTGATGAACTAAAAGCGTTAGTAAATGGAGACGACTTCATAGAGGAGCTTATAGAGAACATAGAAGGAATTGAGAGCAATGTAAAAGCAGAAGCAAGGAGAAAATACTCACGAAGCATCAAAGACTTATTCGGAAGAATATTTCAGCCTATCGATAATATTTACTACGCAACTGGAGGAGTTAAAGACTACGATATTTTAAACCCTACGATTAAAGCGGAGTTCTTAAATAAAATTGCAAGTGTTAGAGATGGGAAGTCTTTAACGGAATGGGTACAAGACTACGCGATTAAATTAATGAACACAGACCCAAATGGATTGATGTTCTTAGAATACACTACTGAACCCGAAGTAGATATTTACCCAACTTATAAAGCGATTGATAGTATTCGTTATTACGAGTCAAGAGGACAGATGGTCGAGTATGTAATATTTGAACCAAAGAGATTAGAAAACAGACAGTTTTGGAGAGTAGTTGATGATTTGACAGATAGAACATTTGAGCAAGTTGGAACTACATTCAATATCATACCTGAATTAACATTTGAGCATCCATTTGGTCAAGTACCTGCACTTATCTGTTCTAACATTCAAATTCCAGCGGAGGAGGAGAGATTATCAGCCATTGATAACATTATAGACATCTCCAAAGAATATGCGAGAGACCAATCATTCTTAACATTATATAAAATTTATAAAGCCAATCCAATCTTTTGGAAATATGTTCAGTATTGTGGCGACTGCGGAGGAACAGGCAAAGTAGAGGAAGAAACTTGTACTACTTGTGATGGTCACGGTAAAATGATGGGTAAAAGCGATGTAACTGGTGTTGTTGAGTTACCTATTCCTGATGATAGAGATACTCCAGTTATTGCACCAAACATTGCAGGATTTATATCTCCTGATTTAGATGTGTGGAAACAATACTCAGAAGAATTGAATATACTTGAGGAGAAAATGTATAAAACGCATTGGGGAACAAGTTATGGAATTCAGAACGTAAGTAATGTAGAGAAAACAGCTACCGAGATAATTCATAACAAACAGCCATTAGAAAATCAACTTAACAAGTATGCTGACTTTATAGAATATGTTGAGTGGAAGTTCTGCGAATGGATATTGAACTTTTATGATTTAGGAAAAAGTCGTAATGAAAGTAGAATAACAATTAATTTAGGTCGTAGATATATCGTTGAAGGCTATGATACGTTATTGGAAAGATACGAGATGTCTGTTAAGGCTGAAGAAAATAGTGTGGTATTGGATAAGCTGTTTAGTGAGTATTTATCGGCAAAATATAGAAATAATCCAATTGATTTGCAAATTAATCTCATAAAAATGCGAATCGAACCATATTTACACTTACCTTTACAAACAGTTTTAAATATCTTTGGAAACGAAGAAGCACAAAGAAAAGTATTATATCAAAAATGGTGGCAGACAGTTACAGATTATAGCAAGTCAGAAGAAGTATTGACTGCTGAATTTAATAGCTGGTTTGAATTAAATAAAAAGGTTGTAGCACCGCCAGTTGCACCAATAACTAAATAAAAATTATATGAGTCAAGTTGCAGTTTACGTATTACACAAATTAGGCAGAGAGGGAAATGGATTTAATTCCAACTACAAATTATCAGTAGAAAGACCTCCGCATTTAGTACACATTACTTTTGCAGACACAACAAATGACAATTGCAAGATTAATGGATTATGGTATGAGAAAGACGAGAATCTAACTAAATTACATTTAGAAGGAAAAGACTTTTTAGAAGTACAAATACCGAGTAAGGATGAATTAATTAAAGAATACGAATTGTTATCAGGAGAAAAGGCAAAGCCTATTTGGGGAGTGAATAAACTAACCGAAGAAATAACCAAACTAAAGTAATATGGCGTTAGACAACATCGCAGAAATCGAAACCACATTAGGAATTGAAAGTGGTAGATTAATTGAAATGATAAATAGTGAAGAAGCGTTTTCAGTAGATTTATCAGAAAAAGTATTCTTGAGTAAAACCGCTTATGAGGAGCGAATTGCAAACATCAAGAAAGAAAGTGCAACAGTAGCGATTGAAACTGCTGTAAAAGAACAAAGAAACAATCTTGGATTAGATTTTCAAGGCAAGACTATTGAGAATTTAGTAAGTGCTGTAAAAGCAAAGACTGAATCAGAAAATAAGATTGAGCCTGATGAAAAGTTTAAAACATTAAAGTCAGAGTTTGATGGATTAGTTTCTAAGTTAAACGAAAAAGATGCAGAGTTTAATTCATTCAAAACACAAATAGAAAAAACAAATCTGTTAAGTGAAATTAAAAACGAGTTTACGAAACATATTCCTGACAATGTATTGGTATCTAAATCTACAATTTTTACTGAAGCAAAAGAAAAAGGATTCTCTTTTGAAAAAGAAGATGGCAATGTAGTAGTAAAGGATTCAAATGGTAACATTTTAAAAGATGCTAACTATTCTCCAATAACTGTAAAGGATTGGGTAACTACATTCTCAACACCATATTT